AAAAGAAAGAAAAAAATACAGAAAAAAAAAAAGAATTGACTAAATCTATATTAGAAATCCCATTAAATAAAGACGAATGTTTAAAATGGTATAGTAATCAAGATAAAAATCCTAGAACAAATTATACATTAATTAAAAATGGCAAATTATATAATTTAATAAAAGAACAATGTAAATTATATGATGATAAAAAAGAAAAAATAAAAGAAGAAATAAAAGAAGAAATAAAAGAAGAAATAAAAGAAGAAATAAAAGAAAAAAGTAAAGAAAAAAGTAAAGAAAAAAGTAAAGAAAAAAGTAAAGAAAAAAGTAAAGAAAAAAGTAAAGAAAAAAGTAAAGAAAAAAGTAAAGAAAAAAGTAAAGAAAAAAGTAAAGAAAAAAGTAAAGAGGATAAAGATAATAAATTGAATATTAAAGAATTAAAAGATAAAATCAAAGAATATAAAGATAATATAGCAAATGATATATTATCTGATGAAGAAATAGACGAATTAAATAAAAAAATATATTCAATTAGAGAAAAAATTAAGAAAATAAAAGAATCATCAAAATACAAAAGTAGTTTAAAAAATAGCCCCAAAAATAGTGATAAAAATAGTAAAGAACAAATTAATATATCAGATAATGATTTATATTATCCAGATATAGATGATGAAAATTTTGTAAATAAATTAAATAATTTGCATGAATATAGAGTTCATAAAGTAAAAAAATTTAATAAAATAGATAAAACTGAATTTAACAATAATACTATAAAAATGTGTGGAGAATTTGAAAAAACCTATTATCAACATTTAATTAGTCATTATATTTCAAATAGATCGCCATATAATAGTTGTTTATTGTATCACGGTGTAGGCGTTGGTAAAACATGTTCTGCAATAACATTATCCGAAAATTTATTATTATCTCATTCGCAGTATGATGATCCAAAAATATGGGTAATAATGCCAAGTGCTTTAAGAAGTAGTTTTAAAGAACAAATTTTTACTTTAGCAAATTTTGATGATTATAAAATACTTTCAAATCAATGTACTGGAGATACATATATTAAAATGACACAATTATTGAAAGATACAAATAAAGATAAGGCAGCATTAAAAATAAAAAAATTTATAAATTCACGTTATAGATTATTTACATATGATGAATTTGCTAAAATGATAGAAAATTCCGATGAAAATATTGAAGATAAAGTAATAATAATAGATGAGGCACACAATATTAGAAATAGTTCAAAAAATGAAGATAAACGAATATATCTTGCAATAACAAAAGCATTAGAAAATGGTAGTAACAATAAATTAATATTATTATCAGCAACACCTATGTATAATGAACCAAGTGATATATTAGATTTATTATATCTATTTTTATTAAATGATAAAAGGGATGATATATTAAAAAAAATAAAACCACCGTTTTCTGATTTATTTAATAAGAATAATGATATTAAAGAAGATATGGAAATAATAATTAAAAAATTATCAAATAATTATATATCATATTTACGTGGTAAAAATCCATTTACATTCGCTATTAAATTGACAGCAAATGACAACGGTTTTAATACATTAGATAAAATAATACCAAATGATCCAAGTGGGAATCCAATACCAGAAACAGATAATAAGTGGATAGATCGATTAGAAGAAGGTATTACCATATCAAAATTAAGCGATAATCAAAAAAAATTATTAGATACAAAAAAAGAATTAAATGAAAACAATGTATTGGCAAATTTACAACCAATGAATATAGTATATGATAATAAAACAGGGTCAAATGGTTTTTCAAATTTTTTTAATAGATTGGAAATATCAGGATCCTTAAAAGTAACATATAGGTCAAAATATTTAAATGGATTATATCCAGATGAAGAAAATTTAGGTAAATATTCAGGAAAATTTTTAACAATTTCTAATTTTATTAAAAAAGCTAAAGGAATAGTAATTATATATTCGCGTTTTGTTGAAGGAGGTATATTACCATTAGCATTAATCTTAGAACACATGGGTTTTATGAGAGAAGGTGAAAAAAATATTCTTGATAAACCTAAAATTATTTCTGATGCAACCAAATATGGTTTTGGATCAGCACCTAAATATTGTATAATGACATCTCATTCTGAAAATAATAATGTAATGGGTAGTTCTTCAATAGATAAATTATTACCAATAATTAATAATAAAAAAAATATAAATGGCGAATTAGTAAAAGTAATATTAATGACGCCTGTTGCGAGTGAAGGATTAAGTTTTTATAATGCAAGAGAAATGCATATAATAGAACCATGGTATCATTTTAATAAAACAAAGCAAATTATTGGAAGAGGTATACGTAATTGCAGACATAATAGTTTACCATTAGAAGAAAGAAATATGACAATATATACACATGCTAGTTTTAATGATTATAATAATGAAACAGCAGATATTCATGCATATAGAATTTCTTCAAAAAAATTAGATCAAAGTAATAAAATAGAAGAAATAATTAGAGATAATGCATTTGATTGTTACTTAATGAAAAATATGAATTATTTTCCAAAAAATATTTTTAATTTTGATATAGATTTAATATCATCACAAAATAAAATTATAAAATATAATTATGGTGATAGTGAATATTATGAACCAAAATGTAAAATTAATAGTAAAAATATAAATAAAAATGGTTTTAGAAAAGAAACATATAATCATTTAATTTTTAATATAAAAAAAATAATTAAAAATTTAGTATTAAATAAATTACATAATGGAGAAAGATTTTTAAAAATTGAAGAAATAAAAGAATTTTCTAAATTAGATAATAATATTATTTTTGAAGCAATAAAAGACTCAATATATCCCAATATATTAATTGAAAACTATATATTAGTATTGCATAATAATGGTATACATATTATAGATATACTTAATAAAAATCCAACTAAACTTAGAATAGTATATGAAAAAAATAAAGATTCAGAAAAAGATGCTAAAGAAATTAAAAATTTACTACCAGAAGATTTAACTATTGATATAACAGATAATATTGATAATAATTTATATAATACAATTTCTATTTATTTATCCTTTGATTCTATATTATATGATAATTTTGTTAATTATATAATAAAAACAGATTATAATTTATTAAAAAATGAAGAGAAATATATTGCTAAATGTTTTTTTTCACAAGGAGCATTAATACATAAAAATGAATTAAATATATATAATAATGATTCTAACATTGAATATATTGGTTATTTTAATATATTTGATATAAATTCTGATATTAATTTGTATAATTTTGAAACAAAAAGATTTAAATCATTATCAAATATTGACAAAGAATTTATTAGTATAATTTCAAAGAGAAATGAATTATCTGAAATAAATAATGATATTAGTTATGGTATTATTGTACCAAAAACAAATAAAGATAAAAGTATTAATAATTTTAAAATTATTTCAAGTGGTCAAGGTCATGGTAAAAAAACAGGTATAGTATGTGAAACATTATTAAAACCAGCTCTAGATATTATTATAAAAGAATATAGTATTGATTTAATAGGTAAAAAAAATACAAAATCACAAAAATGTAAAATTATGGCAAAAAATATGCTAAAAGTTAATAGATTAATAATGTACCCAATATATAAACCAAAGATATGAAAAAAGTTTTTAAAGACTATATTAAAATTTTATCCATATTTATAATGATTATAATTTCTATCATCATGTATTATGTTTTTTATATTTCAAATTTTTATGATAAAATTGGTAATGATATATTCGCAAATAAATTTAATAACATTATTTATGATTATTGGGGTATATCACATATTATATTATTTTTTATTGTGACATATCTTTTTCCTAATAGATATATTTTTATAACAATGTGTGGAATACTTTGGGAATTAATAGAACATATTACAAGATATATATTAAATCATATATATATTAAAAATTTATTAAATAATTATTATCATACAAAATTAGATAATTATGTAAAAAATAAAAAAAAAAAATATATGACATCTGATAATTGGTGGTATGGTAGACCAGAAGATATTTTATATAATCTAATAGGTACTATATTAGCATTAATTATTAAAAATATTAAATAGTTATTGTATCATATGATTCTAATTCTTTATTATATAAAATTTCTTTTTTTAAATATATAAATTTTTTATCTAATAAAAATGACATGAATAAAACTAATGAAATATTCCATTTATTATTTACTATACCTGAAACAATTTCTGCAGTTTTTTTCACTCCAAAAACTTTAATATATTTCTTATCTTCTAAATTATTTGTTATTTTTGTTTTAATATAATTATATGTATTTTCAGATATTATTAAATTTAATTGATTACATATTAATTCTAACGGTAACTGTTTTTTTATTTTATTTTTAATTTCTAAGTTTGTTGATTTCATTAACTTTTTTTTATTTTGAGATAAATTAGTAATATTTTCATTTTCTATTTCATTTTGAATATCATTTTGAATATCATTTTCTATTTCTTTATTTATGTTTATTTTATTATCAACTTTTTTTTCATTTTCAACTATAAGATTTTTTTCTTTTTTTAATTCTTCTTCAACTAATTCATCATTTAATTCAACATATTGAGTAAATTTATTGTATAAATAATTATTATTTAATTTCCAAATTGATTTATTATTATTAGATTTTATTTTGGCAATATATTCAATTAAATCAAAATAATTTGTTTCTGTCATTATTAATTATATATTATTTTATCTATAAATCATTTTTTATTAAATAATTTTCGCGAACAAGTAAATTACACGGATTACTTACAATTGGATATTTTTTTAAAAATTTTTTTTTAAACAAATAAAATTTCATACTAGATGAAACTTTTACAGTTTTAGTACTAGTAATTTGATTATCTAAATTTTTTTCTTCATATATATTGTCATCTTCAAGATTTTCTTCACAATCATTTTTATATTTTTTTTTATTTAAATTTTCATTATACATATTTTTCATAATTTCATATTTTGTTATTTCTTTGTGTGATTTAATACAAAAAATAATATAATCATATATTTGTTTTAAAATATCATAATCTAACCAATTTAAATTTACAAAAACACCGTTATTATTTTTAGTATATGTACTATTATTTTTATATAAAATTTTAAAAATTTCATATAATTCATTTTGAGATAAATTTAAAATATTAGATTGGATATTATTACATAAAAACAATCTAGATTCTTCTATCTTATTATTTTCTTTTTCATTTTCTATTATAACACTGTTTATTTCTTTTTTTTTATCTTTTTTTTTTAAAGGCATTAAAAAAAAACACTATATCTATTTATAGATTTATTACCTTAAATAATTATTTATCTTCATCTGAAAAAGTATCTTCTATTTCTTCAATTTCTATTTCTTCTTCATCTAAATCATCTAAATTTTCTTCATCATCTTCATCCGATTTCTTATCATCATCGTCATCATCTTCTTCTTCGTCATCTTCTTCTTCTTCTTCTTCTTCTTCTTCTTCGTCATCATCATCATCTTCTACAATATTTGAATCAATATCATCATCATTTTCATGTTCTTCATCTTCTTCACCTTCACCATCATCTTCTTCTTCTAATAATTTATTTTGAATATTTTCTTCTTTAGATTTAATTACTTTGCCAATTATAGATATATATTTATCATATAAAACAAATTTCTTACCACATACTTCAATTAGTATTTCATCGCCAATATTTATTTTTTCTAAATCTACCTCTGATTTTATTCCAGCAGAAATTTTTGGAATTATTATTTCCAATACAGCATCATTATTATAAAAACCTTGTGCTAATAAACCCATTGTATTTTTATTTTTAACTGTACATTTAGTTACTGAACCAATTACTGGATTACAAATATCAGCAGTACAATTTAATTCATATAACATATTACCATTAAAATGTTGACGAATTATAGTTCCTATAGATCTCTTAATAATTTTAATACTATCTTTTTTAATATATCCATGTTTAGTACATATACCTTCTAAATCGTTTTTTAATTTCTTAATAAATAATTGATTATAATCTTTTGTTATATCTGATGGTTTAATATAAATATTAGTAGTAAATTTAATAGGTGTAAATAAATCAGTAGACATTATTAAGTTCTATATTAATAATAAATATCATTTTTTTTATATATTAATATAATATTAGTTTATTAAAATGTAAAATATTATAAAAAAAATAATCATATCAGTATTCTTTTAATCTACATAAATTTATAATCAGATAATGAAATTAATTCTTGATTATCAACATAAACTTCATTAATATATTTTTCTAATATTTTATCTAATACAATTTCCGGATTAAAATCATCATATTCCATAAATATTTTTAATAATTGTTCTGAAAATCCTGAAATTATAGCAGTATTTTCTATTTTTGAATCTACAGGAAAAGATTGAGTATTATCTGAATTTAAATTCCAATAAATTAGTTTAGGTACTTTATAGTTATTATTTATAAAATTTTGACTAAAAGTATCATATAATAATTCTAATTTAGTATCATTTTTATCTTTTTCAATTTCTTCATTATAATTATAATTTTTGATTGCTTCATCAAATTGCATATCAGATAATATAACTAGTTTTTGGGGCATATCAGAATCGGATAAAATATTTTGTTTTCCATAATTAATAATAAGATCCGCAATAGATTCAAAATTAGTATTGTATCCCCAATTTGCTTTTCTAATACATTCTACTTGTTCTTTTAATGTTTCTCCTTTTATTTCATGAAATTCTGGAGTTTCATGAAAAGTAATTACCTTATTTTTAAAAGAACCTATCGTACAATTTGAAATAAGTAATCCGAGAGCAATTGCTACTTGTGCTGGTATACTACCATTTTTAGCATTAAACATTGATCCCGAAACATCAACTACAGAAATTAAATTATTAAATAATTTACTTGATTTCATTTCTTGTAATATTGTTTTCCATTGAGATTCAATAGTATTATCGATTTCTGCATTTTCGTTTGTTAAATAATAATTTACTAATTCATGTGGTAAAATACCAGTTACATTAATTTTTGTATTACCTGACATTACATTATTTAAATATTCGTTATATCTTTCTTGATCATGTTTCATAAATGCATTTTTAAATTTTTTAGAAGCAATTGCAGGAACGTTTTTATATTCTATTTTATTCCACTCATTATTGCACATTAATTTTTCAATAATATTAATTTTATTTCTTAAAGGTGTTAAATACATTTTTCTATAAAATTCTTTATATTTATTTTGAAATTTATATTTTTTATTAATTTCATCAGAAAGTTCGTTACTATTATCTAAAATAGTATAAATTTTTAAAGCAATTTTTTCAGAAATATTATTTTTTTTATCATATTTTTTATTTTCACTAGGAGCCCATTTAGCACAAAGAGAAATTGGTTCATTGAGTTCTAAATTTTTTTTATCTTTAATTAATTGTTCTGCAATTAATTTAATTTCAAAATCATATAAATCTACATATTTTTTGGTTAAAATATCATTCCAGCAACCATATTTATTAATATAATTATAAATATTACCTTCATAAGTTTTGGTCCAATAATTTTTTTTTAACCATTTCATAGCATCATTGCTAATTTTTTTCTCTTTTTTTCCATTTTTTCTATCTCTACAATTAAATATTATTGCAATAGTTTTATATGGATTAATTTTCATACATTCATTCATATTATTAGATAATTCTTCATATGAATAATCTCTTCCTATATTTACAAATAAATCTAAAAATATATTATTTGTAGTTTTTAATGCAATACCATTATTATCTGTTTTAGAATATATTAGATAATCATTTTCATTGAGATAATAATTATTTTCATTGCCATAGAATAGATTAGTAAAACTTTTAAGAATGTAAGAAAGCATTTATTCTTATAATAATAAAGTTAATATCATTTTTTTTTATATATTTTTTAATTTAATAATGGTTTTTCATGTATTAACTTTTTTATAGTAGAATTATTTTTATCATAACATAAAAATAAGATTTTTTTTAATTCAAATAAATTATAATTTGCATTTATATCAATTTTATTAATAAAATCATTTAAAATTTTTTCAATTTTTGTTTTCATGTTAATATAAATATATTATATAGTAAATATCATTTTTTAAAATATATAAATAAAAAATGATTTAAATATTTATAATATATTAATTTAGATATGTTTAAGAAATATTTATTTGACCCTAAAGATCCTACAAATAAACATTCATTCGAAATATATGATGTAGATTTATCTATTATTAATTCTATTAGAAGAATTATTTTATCTGAAATTAGTATTCCTGGAATGATAGGAGAAAAAGATACAACAATAAATATTATTAAAAGTAATGGACCATTACATAATGAATATTTAAGTCATAGAATAGGAATGATTCCAGTATGTTTAAAAGAAGCCGAAATAGATACATTTGAAGATAATTCAATAATATTAGAATTAAATGTTGAAAATAATACTGTTAATAATATTAATGTTACCACTAAGAATATTATTGGAAAACGTAATGATAAAGAAATAGATAAAAAAGAATTATCTGAAATATTTTATCCAAATATGGTAACTAATGATAATATTTTAATTACACGATTAAGACCGGGTGAATATTTACATTTTACTGCAAATGTTGTGAAAAGAAATGGAAAATATAATGCAGCATTTAACCCGGTTTCATTGGCATCATTTTCATTTATTACAGATAAATCAAAAATTACAAAAGAAACTAGTATATTAGATAAAGAAAGAGCATATTATGTGGATGAATATGGTGATCCGAATGCAATTAGATTTGAATTAGAAGTAATTAACAAATATATCACACCGAAATATTTAATAAATAAAGCAATAGAAATTTTAACAGATAAATTAAATAATCTTATAACTAAAATTAAAACAAACGAACATACTGTTAAAAAATATAATGATTTAGATAATACATACGAATATACTATTAATGATGAAGATGATACATTAGGAAATGTTATCCAAGCATTTATATATAATAAATTTGTAAGAAAAAATGAAAAAATATTAGATAACGTTGAATGTACATATTGTGGATATATTTGTCCTCATCCTCTAAAAAATATATTAAATATAAGAATAACATTACCCGAACAAAATAATGAAAAAGTTTTTAATGATTTTTTGGAATATAATTGTTTAGCGTTAATAAATCAATTAGAAACAATTAAAACTGAATGGAATATATTTTTAAAGAAGGATTAAATATGTAATTATTTTTTTCATTCAATCTATTAAGATTGAATTAAAATAATAAATATGGATATAGAAAATAATAATATTACAGAACAAATACCTATTTTAGAAGAAAATGAAGACGATGATGATGAAGATGTTATATATGATAAAATATATATAGATGAAGAATTACCAGAAATAGAATATTATGAAATTTTAACATTTGATGAAATAATTAAAGATAATCCTACATTTGTTGCATTTACAAAAAAAGAAATATATAATGAATTATATGAAGTTTTTGATAATGCAAATAAAACAAATAATTTTGTAGATTTATTTTATAGCATAGTAGATGAAGAAAAAATTAATACAAATAATTATGTATTAATAAGTGATTCAATAAAGAAAAAATTTAATGAAAATGATGATAAAAAAGATCCAGAACAAGGATTGCGCGAATTTATAGATAGTTTTAAAAGAATTAATAAATTCAAAGATTTAGATTTAGCAAAAAAAGAAAAAAATAAACTTTTTTTTACTATTATATATGATGAACGATCTAGATTAGTTCGTTTTAAACCAGTTAATAAAACTAAAATTAAAATAAATAACAATGAAAATGATTATATTTTATTGAAAGATGATGACACAAATATTCCAGTAGATCAAATTTATTATAGTGTACCTAAATCTAGTAAAAAAGATTATTTATCAGATAAAGTATTATCATACTTAAATAAAAATATAGATTTAGAAAAAATAAATACAGAAATTATAGAAAATAATAATATAGAAAATGAATTAAATAAAGTAAAACCTAAAATTGAAAATATATTAAAAGAATTAGATATAGAAGAATTAAAAAAATTAGAAGAATTAGATTATAGTTCACTTGAAATTTTATTAGATAAATTTGATTATAATTTAGATAAAATGAATTTAAACGATGTTGAAATATTAAATAAATATATTTCTGATATTTTTTCAGACAGTAAAGAAGAAAAAATTAATTTAAAATCATTTAGAATTAAATTACTGAATATTGTTAATAATAAAACATTATTTTATGAAAAAAATATAAATATTTTAAAATTATTAAAATTCAGTGATAAAGATAAAGAAGAAAATGATATTATTATTGATAAATTAGAAGAGGAAAGAAATTCAATTGAAAATCCAGAATTATTATATAATAATATTAATGATATAACAAATGCTATTTATAATAATGATGTTGATGAAAAAGCAATTATAGAAAACATTCGTAATATTATGAATTATCAAAAAATAGATAATTTAATTAAAACAATAAAAGATTATAATATAAATGATGTTGAAAAAATAGAGGAGTTATATTTTATAGAAAAGAAAAAATATGAATTAATGCGTAATTTCAGTTATAATTTGTATCAACCACCCTTAAAATTTTTAGATTTTTCAAATGAATTATATGAAATTAAAGTTGGTAATGATAATAGCAGATATAATATTAATAATAATAATAATGATGATATAGACCAATTTATAGATTATGATAATAAAGATGATTTAGATGATATGAATGAAATAGATAATTTAGATTTAAATTATTTTAATTATAATATTAATATATTTGATAAATATATTCAATCTCCTAATTTTAGATATGCTGAAGGATTTAAAGAATATCTTAAAATTATATTACCAATAATTGATAAAATACAAAATAAATCTAAATTAGAAATTGATTATAATATATTATGTAATAATTTATATAAAAAATTCAATAATTTACCAACAAAATTTTTTATATTAAAAAATAAAATTCATGAATATGATAACACTATATCTGATAAAATTATTAATGATATTTGTAATATAAATAGTAAAATATTTACAACTGATTCTAATTCAATAAAAAATATAAAATTACAAATTAAATTACAAATAAATCAATATATTGATACTAATATTGATAAAATACTAGAATCGTTAATTGAATTTAATGAACTGCATATAAGTGTTATTAAAAATTTAATAAATCATGCTCTTGCTATATGGATTCTAGAAATACAAAATTCTATTATAAATGGAACTCATGTGCATAATTATAATTTAAATTATATACATCTATGGTCTGATATTGGATATCCATTGGTAAAAAATAAAAAAGTAGGTGTAACTATTTATTTATGTGATATAAGTAATAGTATATTTCAAGAAAATGAAGAAATAAATATTTATAATATTGATAAAAATATAATTGATATAGTTACCAAAATAATAGAAACAGAATATAATGATATATTAAAAGAATTAGAAAAAAATAGCACTGATCTTAAAACTAATTTAATTAATAGAAATAAAGGCAAAAAATATCAAGTTAATTTAGTTGAAAATTTAAATGAATTTAAAAAAACTAAAACAGTTTCTTTAAAAGATAAAATGTTAGCAAATTATGTTAATGCATTAATATATATGCCTGGTATTAATTATAATAGAATACATAAATATTTACTAGGTTGTTGTTTACAACAAATAAATAAAGACTTTTCTCCAGATAGTGATTTAATTGGTAAACGTAACGATTTATTAGCAGCGAAAACATATTTTGCAAAAAATAGAGAAAATAATAAACCAAGAGAGTATTCATTTATTCCTTTTAAAGAAAAAGAATTTGATGAAATTATAGATGATAATATTGATGATTATTATAAATACACTAAATTAAATTATGATATTTTTTATTCATCAGAAAACTTTAATTATGATATCTGGTTAAATAGTTTTAATGATGATAAACAAAATAGATTATTTACAGAAAATAATTATATAAATATTTATAAAAATGGAAGTAGTGAATATATAAAAATTATAAAAAAATATTTAGAATATTTTACTAATACTATTAATAATAAAAAAAGTACTATAATTACACATTTTATAAATAATATTAATAGTATTAATTATAAACAAGTTATTTATAATTCTTTATATATATTATCTAAATCATTTTATTCTTTAGATGATAATGATGCATATTATGAAACTGATTATAATATATTAGATGATTCAATAAAATATATAAAATATTTAATATCAGAATTTAATAATCTTAATAAAATTACTGATAATAAAGATTTAACAGATATTCAAAGAGCAAAAGCATATATATGCGTTAAAGCAATGTGTTGTCCTTATAATCCGGATCATATTATAGGCGATAAAATGAAATTATATATAGATACAGATGACAATAATAAATATATAGAAAAAATTAAAATTATACATAAAAAAACTATGAATTTATTAAATTATTCTAAAATTCCAACTTTTAAAGAAAATCAAGATTTTTTAAATAGAATGAGAGAAGAATTTAAAAATAGAAAATTAGATGTTTTTGATAAACAAACTGAAGAACAAAGAAAGGTTTTTAATGAACTTACTAAAATTGGTATTAGAGTTGAAAATTTAGATGATAATATATTTAATGACGACCAAGATGTTAATCCTGATATACCTATTTATAATGGTGAAGATGAATTTAGGATGAATACTGACAATAATGATGATAATGATCCGGATGATTTAGATCGCGAAGATCATGGATTTATATATTCACAATAAAAAATATTATAATACTTTAATATTATAGAATATAATTATGAAATATATAGATAATAGATATTTAATACTTTTATTATTTTATTTAATTGTTATTTGTATTTTTAAATATATAAAAAATACATTTTATAGATTTTTATTAATTACTTTAATTGCATTACTATCATTATATATTTTTAAAATAAATAAAAAAAATATTTTAATATATCTATTACTTACATTTTTTGCTATTTTAAGTGAAATAATATTTATTAAATATTTTTATAAAACTTGGTTTTATTATAAAAAAGAATTAATTGTTATACCATATTGGTTAATTTCATTATGGTTTTGTGCTATAGTTTTCATAATTGAAATATATAAAATTTTAACTTAATCTTATTTTTTTTAATATATATATACAATTATTAATATCATTTATCCTCTCTTTTTCCCTTTCATTAATTATTGGAATCGGTTTATAGATATTTCCTTCAAATAAATTTATTAATAAACTAAACATATTATATATACTATATTATATATACTATATTATTTATTATATATTTTTTAATATAATTTTAAAAAAATGATATATTCTTTTAGTTTTATAACTAAATAATGTTATTTTATAATAATATTATAAAATTGATTTATACAATTTATTTTTATATTATTGATATTTTTGATATATTAGTTATAAATATTATTAATTATATTAAGAATAATTATATTAGAAATCAATATTATTTATTAAGAGATTATTATGGAATAAATCATAATGTTATGAATATGTTTTTATGTATATTTATATATATAAATATTATTACAATATTTATAATATTAATAAAATTATTAAAATTATTAAATAGATTTATTAATAAAAATTTATACTAAATTATTTATTAATATGATTTATCCTATATTATTTTTTTATTTTCAGGTAATAAAATATCCTTTTTAATATTTAATTTGTATTATATAATAAAAAATGATTTTTATGATATGATAAATTTTATCATAATCATGCGTTTATTCATGTTCTTTTTACTATTAATCATGGTAAATTTTAGTTATACCAGAAATATTATAATGTCAAGATCAAGTGGTTGTTATTGTCGTTTTAAAATTCAAAAAGAAAGAGATTTGGCTATTGATAATTATAAAGAATTATCTAATGAATTTAAAAATTTCAAAAAATTAATTACTATTAGTAATTGTAATCCGGGTTTTGCTATTGATTACAAAGCTTCAATTAATAATCAACATAATAATCTAATATGTAAAAAGTGTAAAAAAAATTATTATAGAACAGCTCATAATAATACTTGTTTACATTGTCCCGAAGGATATATTTCTAATAGTAATAATACAGTTTGTTTTCGTTCTAAATTAGAAAAAGATATTCATAGTTATTGTCCTAAAGGTACTGTAGTTGGCAATGATCCATATGCAGAATATGGTAATAGTTGTATTAAATGTAATTCAAAAAAAAGAGAATATATGTCTAACTTAAATAATGAAGATTATTGTAATATATGTCCTTTTGGATCTATAATACGTAATAATATTTGTTATAAATGTCCGATTGGTTATTATGAAGAAAATAACAAATGTTTAGAATGTCCTTATGGATCATATAATGATATTGAAGGTAGTTCTAAATGTAAAATTTGTAATAATTATAAATCCATATCATATTACAGTATAGGAGGTACAAATTGCGATGATAGTATATTTTATACATTAACAGATAAAATAAATGAAAATTTAATTGATACAAAAATATTTAGTTATCCTATTATTTCGGTATCACAAATAGCATTTGCAAATTTATATAATAACAGAATAAATATTGTAAAATATGGAATGATTACTAGCATTCCATTAATTGGTTATTTTACAACATTATATTGAAAAATTTATAATTTATTAACATATATATGTAATATATATAATAAATATAAAATAATACAATTAAAATTAATGATAAAAATTAGACTTATTTTTTTATATTTTATTAATTTATTCTTTGTATTTTTTCCATTATATGGATATGGTATATATAATTCTGATATTATATGTTCTTTATAACAATAACTTTCTTTAATTAAATCTGATAATGAACTTGTATGAACTATTAAACCAGTTACTTTATTATTTTTTTTATTATTAATAACATAACAATCTAATAATGTTCTAAAAAATCCTGATAAATGTTTTTGTGATATAATTGAATTATATGCTTTACATTGAATTAATAATATATTATTATTATTAAGTTTACATATAATATCTACACCAGTATCTAATAGAACATTATAATTTCTATAATTTTTATTTGTATTATATTTTTGTTTAATAGTTTGTAAATCATTATTTAATATTATTCCAGTTTCTATTAATAAATAATCTGGGACATTTTTCCACAAATAAGCTTCTTTAATATTATAAAAATCTATTAATTTACTTAACACATATTTTTCATATTGAAAACCTTTAATGCAATTATAATCAAAAAATTTTATATGTTGAATATAATCATAATTAAGCATTATTATTACATATTTAATTATTAATTTAATTTTTAAATATAATTTTAAATTTAATTTATTATCTATTTATTTTAAAAAAAATTTATATTTAAAAAAAATAAAAAATACATAATATATATTATTAATTATAACAAACTATTAATATAATTTAATTGTGTTTCAAAAGTTATTTTATTTCTATATAATTCGACTTCTTTATCATAATCATTTAGATTTTCAATATGACCCCATCTTTCAATCCGATCTCTCATTTTATTTAAATCATCTAAATATACATTTAGAACTTGAATTTGTAAATTAGTATTATAAACATGATTTTCATATGTATTAATTGTTGCATTTTGATCATCTTTATTTTTTTTTAAAACATCTAATGTATTATTAGCTTCTTTTAAAAGAAATAGTAAATTCATATTATTATCATTCGAAATAGAGTTATAATTAAGTGCATTATTATAACTATTAATTTCACTATTAATTAATTCAATTTTAGTATCAATATGATTCATAATTTCATTATTAAAAGATAATGTTTTTAAGAAAATATCATATGAAATATATTTTTCATTAATATTAGCAGATATTTTACTAATTTCGTGATTAATATTTTTAATTTTTTCAGTAAAAGTATATTGAGACATTTTACAAGATAAAAAAATGTAAAATAATCATTTTTTTTTTATTAATTCAAAATATAAAATTTTTATAAATAAGAATTAATAAAAAAAAAATGATTTTTAATAATAGTTAAATTATTATAACAATAATGGCTTTCTCAAAGAACATTGAAACACTTAATCTTGATTATATTACTAATAATCATAAAATCAATTTCGATATTTCATTTGGAATGGCAAAAGATTCTGCATATTCAAGTGAATATTATAGAAAACGTTTTAATGATAATTATAATATTGAACTTTATGAATCTGGAGAAGCAAATACCGATACATATCAAAAAGGATATCGTCTAGTAGCGAATGAAGGTCCTATTTCTATTAAAATTTCAAATATACAAATTATAAATAGAAATGAAGATTATGATTATGCCGTAGGTTTTGCACTAGATAATGATGAACCGAAATATAGATCTGAATCTGATACAATTCCATATAATATTGAAAGAGATGGAACATTATGGACCATTCCTGCAAATGAAAATAAAGAATTTTATTTCGATCAAAATCCAAATGCAAAGTATCAATGGGTGGTCAAGGAAGCATTAGAAAAAGGGTATGTACCAACAAAAGAAGAAAAAGAACTGGGTATGGAAGAAACAACGGAAAAAACTGGTTTATTTTATCTAACATTTATGGTTTTTAGAAAAAATAAAACATATGTTCCAAATGATGAAGTAATTACAAGAGGTATTACGCGTGGTGGAAATACTCGCGGGGGAAATACTCGTGGGGGAAGTACTCGTAGTATTTCTAATACACAAGAAGATAGTGTATTTGGTAGATTTGGATATGGAAATGAAGCAAAAACATCATCTAAAGTATCAGAATATAAATATGTAGAAAATACAGAAAAATATACATTTCCAATCCGAACAAGAATTAATACTAATAGTATTAAAAGTGATATTAATTGTTCTCAAACAATTAGAGGAGCAGAATTAAATACACTAAAAAAACAAACAATGACAGTACCATTTTAAAAATTATGAGGTTTAATAGTATTATTTTCAGAAATATTTTTCATAAAAAAATTTTTAACATATAATTGATCTTCATTATATTTTTTATTTTTTAATATTGATTTGGTATCATTTTTATTATAATAAGGTGTATTAATTTTTTTAATAAGTATATCTGAAATTTTATTATCAACATAAGTATCTGAAATATCAGTTTGATTATCACAAGTTTTATTACAATCATCTAATATACTTTTCTTATTATGATAAGAAACAACATTATCATAATTAATATCTTTTAAGAATGTATTATTTATTATATCATATTGATTAACACTACCAATAATGTTTAAATAAATAATATAAAATTTATCATTATTATAATAAAGAATTAAATTAACATGCTTGCCATGTATTTTATTATTTCTATATAATAATAAATCAATATTAAATAATAAATTATTAGAATTATTGATATTAACCTTATATTTATTTAAAGTATGATAAATATTATTTAAAGAATTTTCTTTTAGGATAATATTTAAAAATTTAATAAATTTTTTGTATATAATTTCATTGCATTTATCCGGATTTTTCCATATGGACCATTTAATATTTTCTGTAATTTTAAATAAAATTTTTAAATTATTATTTATTTCTAAAATTTTATATAATTTTTCTTTAAACATAGAATCATTATATTCATAAGAATCATTATTTGAATTAATAAAATTTAAATCATTTGAAGGATGTGAATCAATTACATACTTATTATCAAAATTAAATTTATGATTTACATAATATTTAGCGAAAATATTTTTATTATTATCATCGTGAAATAATGTAAAATTTTCAGTAAATTTTTTTGAAAAAAATATAAAAAGCGCTATTATTAGAATTAATAATAGTAGATTTTCCATCTTTTAATCTCCTTATTTATAATATTATAATAAATTAAGATAGAATTATAATATGTATTCAAGAAAATATATTATAATATTAATATATATAATACTTGTTTTAACCATTTTTTTATTTAAACCTTCAATGATGTTCGACCACGATGGTAATATTAAACATTTCGGATATAATAATGAAAATAATATGTCATCATTATTGAGTATAGAAATAGTGTTACCACTGTTAATAATAATATCCTATATATTATATTTAGTATTACAATTAATAATATAAACAATTGGTATTAATTAAAAATAGTGATGAATTTGAAAGAAAAAATTATTAAATTAATTAATAATACGGATGTAAATATATCATTTAATAGCTGTATTATAATATATGGAAATTCCGGAATAGGTAAAACTTATAATGTATATAATATATGTAATGAATTAAAATTAAATATTATTAATATAACATTATCAAATGTATCATCTTCAATTGAATTTGAAGATATATTGTTTAAAAGTGTTACAGCAATAAGTTTTATGGATATAATATCAAATAATGCAAATAAAAAGAAAATAATAATTATAGATAATTATGATATATTATTATCAATAGATAGAACAATAAATACAACTTTATATAATATATTAAATAATAAAAAATTAAAAAATATAGCAATAATATGTATTTGTAGTAAAGATTTATTAAAAAAATTAGGAAATATAAAAAAAAAATGTGAATTAATAGAATTTGTAAATCCATCTGATGAAGAAATTACAAAAATTTTATTAGAAAAAGATCGGAATTTAAATAAAAAAGAAATTACGGATATAATTAAAAAATCAAATAATAATATAATTCAGTCTTTGTTTTTATTAGAAAAAAAAAATGAAATTGTAAAAATTGATAATATTGATAAAATTTTAAATATAGAATATTTATATGGAAATGAATATGATAGACATATAGTTACTAAAATAATGTTAACAGAATCATGGTTAATACCACTTAGATTTCATGAGAATTTAATAATAGAATTAAAAAATAGAAAAGCAACGATACAAAATAAAAATGAATTATATAAAAATTTTATATATGATCTATGTTTATTCGATGTTTTAATGAATAATAATGCAATAGAATCAGCAATTGATATTATAGTATCACATGTATATTTTTTATCATTAATACCAAATAAAAAAAATATGAAATCTAATTTAGATAAGTTTACAAAATTATTAAGTTATTTATCATTACAAAAAAAAAATATAAAAAAAAGTTTTAATTATAATAGCCAATTTTTTCATATAGGTAACTATCATATAAATTCTATTAACATAAATTTATATTCTTAAATTAGATAGAATAAATATAATGAATAATATACCTCAAGGCCAGGATGACAGTATATTTAAATCACCTGATTTAGGAAATGAAACTCTTAATAATACAGTAAATAATTTAAAAAATAAATCAAAAGAATTTTATAATAATTCGTTATCCTCAGTGCAAAATTCTGTATCACAACTTCAGAATATTACAAATAGACCAGAAACAATAATCGGTTTAATTATTGTAATATTAATTGCATTAATAATTGCATATGTTATGTATAATTATATAGCAAATTCATTATTTAATCAATCAAGATTAGTAGTATCTGCAACAAAATTACCAGTTATATGTAATATTAAAAATAAAATAGAATTAGATCGTAAATTACCATCAGGTAATGGATTAAAAAGAACATATACTTTTTGGATATATATTAAAGATATGTCTCATCAATATTTCAAAAATGTATTATATATTGGTTCAGAAACTTCATTAAAAGATCGCTCACCACAAATATTTTTAGATAAAAATAAGAATAAATTATATATTAGATTTAGTAAAAAATATAGTAATTCTCCGGGTTATGTTGATGAAAGCGATGTTTTTGATAATAAGGAAGATCAACCTTCAATCGAATCTATGTTTAGTCAAGATATAGATAATGGTAGTTGCGCCGAATTTAGAAAATATATGGAACAAGGTGTATGTATTGAATATGTTCCAATTCAAAGATGGGTTCATATTGGTATAGTTGTTAATGATTATGGTACAAGCACTGGCGGAAGTATTACTACATATGTTGATGGAGATTTAGTAGGTGTTGCAGGTCATGGTGAAGAATGTAGAGGAATTTGTGGAGATGGACAAAATCCACATACATATAATTTAACTGATCTAGATTTAGATAGAACAGATAATTTAATTATAGGAGGATCACATGATGTAGATAATAATCCAGGTTTTGCAGGATTATTATGTAAATTTACAATGTTTAATTATGATTTAAATGACAGAGATATCCATAATAATTATAATGAAGGACCAATTGATAATATAATGGCAAAATTAGGTTTAGGGGCATATGGATTACGCAGTCCAATATATAGAATATCATAAAAAATTTATTTATTTTTAAAAAAATTATATACCATTAATAGAGATAATAATTAAATGATATCAAATATTATTCAAGTATTTTTAGGAATATTTATAGTATTAATTTTATTATTTATAGCATATATGGTATATAATTATGAAAGAATTGATACTTTAAGAAATGCAAGTAATGTTAAAAAAAAAATTCCTGTTTTTAAAGGTATATATGATTATGCTACACATTCGGATGTAGAATATAATACATATAAAGAAAGTTCTAATTCTTTTAGAAATTTAGTACCATCTATTAATCAAACGGGTGGTGCCGAATATTCATATAACTTTTGGTTAAAAATAGATAGAACCAATATATTATTAGCAAATAGTCACGGTGATGATATTTTACTATTTTTGAGAGGTAGTAAAATACAATTACCATATAGAGAAACAACAACGCAAGCAAATTGTTTATTAAAAAAAAGAGGTAAATATATCTTAGTTAAAAATCCTTTATTAAGAATGAAAAAAGACGGTACATCTATTATTGTCGAATATAATACACTAAGTGATCCAGATTCTTATAGATTTGATGGCAATACTTTAGTTAAATGTGATACCGGTAAATGGGATGATAGAAATGCAGGATTATTAGGAATATATGATATGAATTCATCGGAATATGACAATAAATGGTTTATGTTTACTTTAGTATTAAAAGAAATAACACCTGAAAATGATATATTAAATAAATTTAAAACTTCGTGTAAAATATATTTAAATGGCATTAAAATGTTAGATAGAGAAGTTGAAGCACCTTATAATGGTACAACAGATGGAATTCCCGGTTCTGCCGCTATGAAACATAATAGAGCTCCTTTATATTTAAATCCTGGTAATTTGTTATCAATGAATCCTATAAATACTGATAATAAAATTTTTGATTCAACAGATAATAGTCCATTACAAATGGCTGATTTATCATATTATAATTATGCTTTAGATAGTGATGAAATTAAAAGTATATTTACTTATGGATTTAATAAATATCCATATACTCCTCCTACAAATGCTAAAGCAAATTTATATCCAATTGCCAATATAGATTTAAATAGTACTAGAACTAAAGTAAAACCATATTAAATATATAAAAAATTTAGATAAATATATATATATATATTTTAATAATGGGCGGTGGTTTATTGCAATTAGTTTGTAGGGGCCAACATGACAATTATTTATGTATTAATCCAGATATGAGTTATTTTAAACACGCTTGGAAAAAACATACAAATTTTGCTATAGAAAATGTACAATTAGAATTTAATACATTACCAACAATTGATCCAGATATTATAGATGGTGAATATATATGTAAAATAAGTAGAATTGGTGATTTATTAAAAAATCTTTATTTTCGCTGTACTTTACCAAAAATATATTCACCATCTAATTTGGCATTTAAATGGGTTAAAAATATTGGTAATATATTAGTTAAAAAAGCAACCATAAAATTAGATGGTTCTCCCATAGATACTTTAACAAGTGATTGGTTGAATATTTGGAATGAATTAACAATTGATACAGACGGTTTCGATAAAATGATTGGTAATGTTCAAGAATTAAATAATCCATCTTTAACAAGTTCTAAAAAAGTAATTATTAATAATAATAAATTTTTTTATAATTATTATCCAAATTCTTCTATTCAAAATAATATTCCATCTATTGATGAATATAATTTGGTAATACCGTTACCATTTTGGTTTACAAAAAATCCATCTTTGGCATTACCATTACTTAGATTACAATCACAAGAAATAACATTAACAATACAATTAGAAAATTCAGAAAATTTATACACAGTTTATTCAAATGATTTAGAAGAAAATATAAGTTCTTTATTTTATAATCAAATTTATTCTAAAAATTTACAAAGTGGTATTAAAAAAAGAGAGCATATTAATATTAAAAAATTTACTAAGTCATTGAATATTAAACCATATATAGAAGCAGTTTATGTATATTTAGATGTAGATGAACGCAATGAAATTTTTAAAAAGAGTACTATATCTTATATTGTAGAACAATTAGATATAACTTCTCAAAATATAATACAAAAATCTTTTAATAATACTATTATTAATATTAACGCTAAAAAACCTACTAAAGAAATTATCTGGATTACAAGACGCGATGATTATATATCTAATTTTAATGCTCATTGTAATTATACTGCTTCTATAAGATATGATGATTCATTTGGTATAATGGATAGGGCTTCTATTATATGGGATAAAACTAAAATTATTGTTGATGATAAAACTTCTGAATTTTATAATAAAATTCAACCATATCAATGCCATACAAATGTGCCAAAATATAATGGTATGTACTTTTATTCATTTGCATTAAATCCAGAAAAAAATAATCCATCCGGTTATTATAATGCATCGGCAGTAGAAACACAATTATCAATATATACAAAACATTATGATGATAATAATTCAAACTTTAATTTAAATATTAAACTTAATAAAAATAATAAATTTACTGAACTTAATTTAGATAAAAATATTAAAAATTATTTAATTGATATTTATTGTATAAGTTATAATGTATTTGAAATTATTGGAAATACTGCAGGATTAAAATTTGCATAATTTATTTTTTATATTTAATAAATAGATATTAATTATTTAATGGATCTTATATTTTTAATTATATGTATTATATTAATTTATTTAATATATTATTTAATTAATTGTATTCAATCTTTAAATAAAGAACTTAAAGAAGTAAAAAATAAATGTATTTCTACTAAAAATAATGAAAAATTAAAAGTAGATACACCAGATGTTAAAGAAAAATTACAAGAAAATACTATTGATACATTAGATTTTTTAAAAAAAATTTTTTCTAAATAATTTATTTTTTTAAAATTTTATAAATATAATATAAAATTATTACTATTATTAATATTAACAAAACTGTTAATATATAACTTATATAATAAAATATTTTAAAAAATAGTTTAGGATCTTTATCTGCAGATAAAAGCATAGCTATTTTTAAATAGAATTTTCTTATTATATCACAAACAGGCCAATTTTTACTATTATCTGTATCTTCAATTACTTGATATGATAAAGGAATATTGTAATAATATTTATTCATATTAAATTTATTTTGAAATATATCCCAACAATTAATTGTTTTATAATTATATTTTAATATTTTTTCTCTATATTTTTTTGAAAATATTACAGAATGTGTATAAATATTTAATAAAGCATGATATATATTATTATTATAAGGTATAAATATAAATGGAAGTGTTCCTAAATAAAAACTAAAAGATGTATTTTTTTTTTTTAATAAAAAATTATCTATATCCTTTATTATATTTTTATTTTTTATATTATTATCGAATAAATAATCATCTTCTAATATTAAAATATTATCATAATTTTGTCTTTTTGCATGTTTTAAAATATACATATTACAATCAACTAAATCTTTAGCTGTATTTGTTATATATTTATCTTTTTCACATTTTTTCCACCCTTTATTATATAAAATATAGACTTTTTTTGTTGGTTTATTTTTTTTAAGTTCATTTTTAATATTTTCATATCTTTTTGTATTACCTTCTAAAAATATTATATATGTTGCATCTATTGATTTATCAAATAAACCATTATCATATTCTGTTAATTTTAAATTATAACATTCATTATTCATATCTTATTATATCTATTAAATATTATAATTTATAAAAAAAATATCTAATTTAATATCCATGATTTTTTATTAAAAGTCTTCTTATTTGTGCTTCATGATCTTATGGTCTTTGTACTGGTCTATGTTTAAATCCTAAATTCAAATTTATTCCTTCTTCTCTTGCTCTTTTTAATTCATTATCAATAGCTAGTTGTCTTGCTGTCTATCTGTTTCTTTTTTGTTGTAGTGTTGGTCCACGAGGTGGTATTCTATAATTTTTTTTTCTACGTACTGGAAAAAAACCTGCACTATATCTAAGTTCCTGATATGGAGAAACATTATTTCGCGAAATAGTAGTAACTCTTCGTAATGGATAATTATCAAATGTTCTTCTTTGTGTTGATCCCCATGTGATATTCCTTGCAGTGCCTTCTAAATCCATATGTTTTTTGAAGTCGTATTTTTTAAATGCGGATTTTTGAGGAAAATATGATGATATTTTAAATTTTTTGGGTTTAATTACAATATTTTGAGTTCCAAATTTTTCGCTTATTCTTTCTTTTACTGCAAGTGGATCAATAGATTTTTTTTTACTTTTAGTTGGTATCTTTTTAACTCCACCTTTCATTTTTTTATTATAATATTTTTTATAATCTTTTATAGAAACCATTTTATTCTTATATCCGGTTTTAGTCCGGGTTTTTAATTTACAATACAATTTTTTAGATTTTTTTTTAGTATAAATTTTTATTTTTTTATTTAAAACAACCTTATTTTTTAAGAATTTATATTTACTCATTCTATTATATTACATGATTTAAAATATTATAAAAAAAATATATGAAAATCAAAAATATTGATAATAATACATCGCATAACATATTTTTTATATTATTATGTATATAATGAATTAATTATAATTAAAATTACCCATGGATATAAACTTGATAATTCCGGATTTATTACATTTTTTTGAGTAACAAATTCATAATAAGTAAACCACGTACTTATTACCATGGATAATCTACCAATATTTATTTCATTATATTGTATAAATCTTTTATCAATATCTGATTTAGAATTATAAATATTTAATGGATCAAATGGAGATATATTATTAGTATTATTTTTTTTTGTGTTAGTTAAATCAGATATAGAAATTAAACTATTTAATTCAATTAAAAATATATATAATAATGTAAATATATAAAAAATCGGATGAATTTTATTTAAACCACCATTAAAAATAGATGGTACTAATTCATTATTTACTAACAAATTTTCTGAATATAATTTATTTGCAAGTATAGGATGAATACTCTCAGCTGATATTCTACCAATTATAGCTAACATAGCAATTCTAGAATGTTTTAATTCAGAATCTTTTAAAGAAAAATTATTAATAGTGTATCTTAATATATTCGGTATTTTTTTATTAAATATTAATTTATTTGACAAATCTGTAATATTTAAATTATTATTATAATTAGAAAAAAATATACCACTTGTATTATTTTTAATAATTGATTTATTTTTAAAAGTTTTTGTATTTAGCGCTTGTTTAATATTTTCTACATAATCTGGTACTCCAATTGAACGTTTTGCATATAATAATTCTTTTCCTAAATTTTTTTTCCAATTATCATTAGTATTATTTAATTGATTATTTTTATATTTTGATAAATATAATACGCGAGAATTTTTGTATAATAATGTTTTATAATTTATATTATTAATAATAAAACAATTTATTAATGTTAAATTTAATAATAAAAGAAGATAAGATTTCATAATTATAGTATAATAAAATATAAATATACTTTTATATTATTTTAATGAGTCTGAACAATATTTACACTATTAATATTAACTCCGTAATGTTTTAATGCTTCAAATGCTGCATTATTTTCAGCTTCTTTTTTTGAATTACCAGTTGCAGTTGAAATAACAGTATTACTTTTATCTTTAATACAATATTTAAAATTCTTTACAGAATCCTTAATATTAATTTCTATTTCTAAAAATTTAGGAACATCTTGTAAATGATGTTGCATATGATAAATTAACATATCTTTATAATTTGTTTTAGATACTATAAGATCACTAAAATCAATATAATTTTCAATTATATATATAATCCATTTATAAGTTAATTTATAATCTGAGTTTGAATCTTTAAATAATGCTGCAATAAATGCTTCAAAAATATCTTCCATTATTTTATAATTATTTCTACCATTTGAATCTTCAACTTGTTTAGATATAATTGCATATTTATTAAAACCTATACTATTTGATAAAAATCCTAACATTTTACCATTTACAATTTTTGTTCTCATTTTAGATAAAAATCCTTCATTTTGATCCGGATATCTTTCATAAATATATTCTGAAATTACCATATCGAGTATAGAATCGCCTAAAAATTCTAATCTTTCATAAGACATATCTTGTAATGGTAAACAATTATCGGGGCATTTTGAATTACTATTTATAAAATCAAAATTTTTCATTGTACAATATGATTGGTGAACAAATGCAGTTCTATATAAATTAATATCATTAATTTTATAATCATCTTTATTTATACCATTATTATATAAAAATGAAGATAATGCTTCTAATGATAATATAATATTTTTTTCATTATATGGCATATCTAATACATCGATTTCTTTTGTTTTATTGTGCAATGATGTCATTTTATTCATGTTTATTTAATAATATTTCCATTTCTTAATATCATTTTTTATTTATGTGTTTTTTAAATGTTAATAATACATAAGGAATTAATATATTTTTAAAGTAAAATGTCTATAAATGATTATACACCGTCTGAAATAGAAATTCGAAATTTAGGAATAGGTCTTATAGATACTCAATATTTAGATCTTGACACACGAGAATATCTTGTTATTGGCGATACACATAATGATAATGAAACAGTTTTAGAGATAGGACAACAACATACTAATTATTGGTCTAATTATGGTCAAATGTTACCAAGAGATATTAAATATTCAATGATTGTTAATAATTCAGGTATAGGTATAAATACTTCAAGAAGTCTTTTTGATTCTAATTTTGCATTGAATAGTAAATCTGGTATATATATTGAAAACGGAGATATAGTATGTAAAGGAAATATATCTGCTAAAAATTTAACAATATTAAATGAAGAAGGAATACCTTATAATTTAAATAATATTTTAACTTCTAGTAATATTATTAATGATTTTGTTACTGCGATAAATTCAAATGTTACTATATCAAAATTTTCTCAAGGTTGGGTTGCAAATGTTCCTGGTACAAATATAAAAAAAAACAATATTTATACAGAAAATTATATTAATATTGGAGCAAGTAGTATTGATACTATTGATAATTTACATCCTGTAAATATTGTATCATCTACTGCCAATGGTACTATGGAAAATATACATATTGCAATAAAAAATAAAGCAATGTCTGAACCAAATATATATACTAATCCAGAAGTTCCTGATGAAAAATTAATTATAAATGAACCATCTAGTTTAAAAATGGGTATAATTGGTAATAATTCTGACTCACCAGCTATTATTTCAACTACTAAAGGTATGCCGTTAGAATTTCATGTATCTAAACCATCTATAGATATTAATAAATTATATAATCCAGATAATTCATATATTATTCCCAATTTAAATAATCCACAATATTCTGATTCTATTATTTCAAATTATCCTGCTATGACAATTACTAGCGAAGGTTCTGTATCTATTGGTAAAAATACTATTGATACATTTACTAGTAATAATATAAATATTGATTCTAAATTACAAGTAACAGGTGCATCTTTATTTGATAAAATTTATATCAAAGACTATAAAAGTAGTACAGATAATAATCCTAATATATTTGAATTAGATGATATTTATTATAGAAAGGTTGGAATAAACTTTAAGGCAGATCAAATAGAACCTGGAGATTTTTCAAGTGGTAATTATAAATTTAAAAATAATTTAGAAATTGAAAATGATTTAATTGTTAATAATAATTTAATTATTAATAAAGAACTTACTATACAAAGTAATTTAAATGCCAATAAAATTGTATTTAGTAATTTAAATATTAGATCAAATGATACATCTGAATTTAATTGTCCTGTTGAATTTAAAGAAATTGTTACTTATGAAGATGATGTTAATGTATCTGGAAATTTATTTTATCATGGTTATAGATTAAATGCGCTAAATATTGAAAAAATGCAAAACTTAATTGATAATGGTGATGGTACATTTGAAACAGAATTTGGTAGTAATTTAACCCAACAAGATATAGAAGGTAATGTTATACTATATTATGGTATAAATTCTAATAGTACAGTACGTATAAGTGGTAGTAATTTAGCAGTGCCTGGTAAATTAGCAATTGGTATTAATGATACAGAAAGTTTTAATAATAATCAATTAACAATTAAAAATCAAGATTTATCTAATTTTGAAATATGTATAGAAGATTCAAATACATTAGATGAATCTATTTTAAATAAAACTCATATCGGTCATATAATATTAAAAAAAAATAATAATGATAAAAGTTTAATTATAAATACAAGTCAAAATCATACTAATGATATTAAGAGAAATATATATTTTTATCCAGGTACAATAATTGATGATATAACTAAAAATAATAGTGTTGCACCAACACTTTCAATACATCAAAATAATTCTGTTGGAATTAATTTAGATATTCTAAATACTCCTACACATGCTTTACATGTTAATGGTGATATATTAGGTAATAATTTATTTATTAATAAAAATGGCATAGCACAAAAAGCTCAATTTTTCTTACAAGATGATAATTTAGTAAATAATAATGCATATTTTTTAAATATTGATAATCAAATTAATAAATATTTTATTAATTATAATAATACCAATGATACTAATAGAATAAATAAAAGCAAAGGTTTAAATATTATAGGTGGTATCAATTCTGTTGTTAATGATATACATTCTAATGGTGGTGGATATTATGAAAATAATATTAGATTAGCAACATTTAGATACATTAATGCAAATTCAATTGATTCTGAGCCAAAAACCTCTTATACAAATACTAATATATTTGTAGGAATTGATGATTTATCTGAAGAAAGTAAAAATAGTTATATTAATCCGAATAATACTAAACCTCTAATGATTCGCAATTTATCTTTAAATGATTATAATGATACAGTTATTAGATTATATCGTGGTAAATCAAATAGAACAAATAATTCGGATTTTAATAAAGCTAATTTTACAGGTATTGATTTTTGTAATTGGACCCCTATAACTGGTAATAAAAATACTGAAAAATGGTACATATATAGAAATCATAATGAATATATTCAAACAGATAATAATTATCCAGGTATATTACAATTTGGTTATACTGATAATACATATCATCCAAATAAAGCAGGATTGGAAATAATGTATAGAAGAAATAATGATACTACAATTAATACTGCAAATGAAATTACTGAAAATGATCAGCAAAATTATTATTTTATATTTAATCGTGATAAAAATACTTCACTTCCCAATGATAGTAGTATTAGTACACAAAAAACTGTTAAAATTTACGGTGATCTTGATGTTACTGGAACAGTTCATTGTGATAAAGTTATATTAGCAGGCGGCATTGAAGTTTCACAAGGTACAAATGGAACTCAAATAAGTACAAGTACTAATCAAACAAATCCTGAAGTAATACAATCACAAAATGATATAGAATTATCTGGTAATCTATTATCGTGGTTATATAGTGATAAAACAGTAATTGGTTTATATGATTCTAATATAGTAAATTTTATTAATACAAATAAAAATGATATACAAAATAATGTAGTAAAAAATACTTTAATTTATCAGGATAGTATAGATCATTCTATTGCAAGTTTTGTAAAACCATATAATAATATTAATATCGCAGATTTTGATTTAAAATTAAAATATTTTGACGATAATAATAGTTTTGATGTAAATACAGTTTCTTTTTCATTAGAATCTCATAACAATTTTACTGTCAACCCTCTTGATATAAAACCTGTTTATCCTTCTATTTTTTCATTAAAAAATAAATTAAACAAAAAATTCATATCATTTTATAATAGCATTAACAATACATATATTAATATTGGTTCTCATAATAATGTAAATTATTATAATCCATCAACTAGTAATATTTCATTACATATACAAGATTATTCTAAATATCTTTTACAATTAACAAATGATAATTCAAGTGAATTTGCCAGAATTAATTTTCATAAAAAAACAGGTAATTTAAATCATTTTTGGATTTTTGAAGGTCCAACTCACAATAATAATTTTAATATACAATATGCTAATAATAATAACAATTCTTTAGTACCAGATAATATTAATACTATTATTACTCTTAATAAAAATAAAAATATAGGAATTAATGAAATAAATCCTATATATCCTTTACATGTAAAATCAGATGATAATACTTCAATGAAATTAATTAATAATTATAGTGATACAAATAATACTTTTAATAATAATAATAATTTTTCGTTAATTGAAATTTTTAATTCTAATTTAAATATTAATTCAACATTAAATATTCTTAATAATAATATTATTTTTGCTTATAATGTTAATATTGAAAGTGATTATATACCAGATTATAATATAAATTCGAATATTGTATTCGAAGCTTTTAAAAATAGTTCTAATTATATTAAAACTATAAATTATAATAATAATAATAGTATTAAATATAATATTTTACTTCCTAATGAAATTAATAATCATAGTATTGCATTCAATCAATTAAATTCTAATTATTTTATATTTGATAATACTATTTCTACAAATTACGCTAATCCTAATATAATTGATATTAATAATGATGTTATATTACCATCTTATTCATATTCAAACGTTCATAATAATTATAGTAATATTTCTTTTAAATTAAATAATAATAATCTTATTACTAATGATTTAAATTCAAATTTATTAATATTATTTAATGGCGAAACACAAGAACGCGCTTTTAATATTAAAAATAATTATACATATTTAAATACGTTAAATTTCACAAGCAATATTACAAATTATACTTATAATTTTGATGAAACACATAATTTACATTTATATTATAACAATATTATACTTGATGAAACAGATAATGATACTAATAATGCAACAGAATTTATTATATATACTAACTCTAATTATATCGAAAACCATAATTTAAATATTTTTACAAGTAATTATTTATTATATGATCCAAATATTACAAAAAATTCTGATATAGATATTATTTTAAATCTAGATACAAATTATAATACATCAATAAATATTCCAACAACTATTTTTAATAATAATGTTAAAAATCATTTAATTAATAATTATTATGATAATAATAATTCTATTAATATTGTTAATTTAATAACATCAAATTATTTAAAAGAAAATATAATAGGAACTAAAAATAATATTCCAATTATATCAGATTTTACAGATGAAACAATATTCAATTATAATATTTCAAATATCGATTATATATTTAATAATACATCTATAAATATTAACAATAGATTTTTAGATATTAAAGTAATTAATAATTATGAAAAATATATTGATAATGTTGATAAACATTATTTATTTACTAATGTAATAAATGATATACCTCATATTATTCTTGAAAATAATTTAACTAATTATAATTCTAATTATAATATTGGCGGTATAAATAAATTATATAGCACAAATGATGGTAATTTTAAAATTAATTATGAAGATATTAATAATAATATTGATAAAACTTTAATTAATTTAAATAAAGATGGAAATATTAAAATTGAAAATGGATCATTATATGTTGATTATATTTTTGTTGATAATATTTTTGATAAAAATAATGGTAATAGTATAATTCTTAATAATTCAAATCGTTTAGATAATCAAGGTCATTTTATTACTACTTCTAATTATAATTTAATGACATCTAATATTAATTTTACATCATCTAATATCAATCTTAATATAAATGGTGATAATTTTGATTCTTTTAATATAAAAAAATCAGGTGTATATATATATGATACTATTAATTCTAATATACATAATAATATTATTAATATAGATTATAATAATGATATTATTACAGATTTTAAAAATGCTTTTTCATTATCTACTTTAGAAAATACTGTTTATACTACAATTGGTAAAGATACTAATGCAAAAATTGGTATTGGTAAAGATATAGATAATTTATTATATTCACTTGATGTAAATGGACAAATTAGATCAAGTGCTAATAATGTATTTAATAATCAAGAACCTCATATTATATTAGATACTGATGTTAGAAATGTTATTAATGGTTCAAAAATTTATAATAATAATTTGATATATAGTGATAATGGTAAATTTAAAGTTACAGCATTGAATACTTACACTTCATACGAAAAAGATTTAATTGTTTTAGATAATGGTAATATTAAATCTGATTCAATAAGCACAAATGATATACATACAAATAATATTTTTGATTTGAATGGCAATTCTTTAATTCCAGGATTTGAAAATTTAAATAATAATGAATTTATATATAATATATCTAATTTGCATATTAGATCAAGTAATGTACAATTCACAACATCAAATATTAATATTGCTATTGAAAAAGATAAAAATAATTATTTTAATATTAATAAAATTAGACCTAAAGAAATTGATGATATATTAATTGATAATATTTTATCTTTCAATATCGATACAACTTTTCCATATCTAGCAGATCAAAATATTATTTACAGTTCTTTAGTACAAATAGATAATACAACTTTCTTATCATCTGTTTATAATAATGGTGATAATTTAATTACTAAACATATTCTTAATAATTCATCTCCTACAACTGAAAGTGGTTTGGTTGGTAATAGTAGTTATACAGATGGTGATAGATTAACAGAAGCATCATACGGAATTATATCAGAAATAGTATATGATAATATTAATAACTTATTATTTATTGTTGATAAAACTCATAAACATATTCGCGTTATTAATTATTCTACAAATCAAGTTTATTCATTGGGATTTACTTATACAGATTCTTCAGACCCACCTGTTGTTACGCCAATCACTTTAAATAATCCTGTATCTTTAACTATATCTGCAGATAAAAATACATTATATTTTTCTGATAATAATAAAATTTATTCAGCCGATCTTACTTCAATTCAAAGTGCTAATTATAATTTAGATACTATTATTATAAATGATAATACAAGTGGTTATGAGGATGGTATTCAAGATAATGCTAAATTTACTTCTATTACATCAATGTATGTTGATAATTATAATACATTTTTATATGTAGCCGATAATGGTGCATATTCTATTAGAAAAATAAATTTATTTAATTATAGTGTTACTACTATCGCGGGATATCCTCCTAATAGTTTAGGATCAAGATCAGGTATTGCGATAGGAGATGGTAATGATGCACGTTTTAATAATATAAAAAAAATTATGCTATCGAATGATAATAAATTTTTAATTATTTTAGATTATTCAGAAACTATATCTAGAATATTAAGTTTAGATATTAATACTAATTATGTTTCAACAATATATTCTAGTACAACTTTAGCATTTGATAATTTATTAATTGATACTATTAATAATAATATAATTTATATTATAACATTAATTGATATTTATAAATTGCAAATAATTGATTATACTTTATATGAAAAAAATATAATATTAGATATAAGTGATAATAATAATATTTTTTCTATTACTTCTATTCCACATGATGCTATTAATATACCATATTATAGTATGGATAATGATTTTACATACAATTTTTCAAATGAAATGGGATATATTAATTCAATGTCTGTTAAAACTAATAAAAAATCTACTATTGTTCAATTTGGTACAAACAATGAATATGAAAACGCATATATAGGTATTTCAACTGAACCTGTTATCGGAACAGAATTAACAGTAAATGGTTTTATAGATGCATCAAATTTAAATATTAGCAACTGTATTAACACAACAGATTTATATGTTGATAATTCGTATTTAAAATGTGTATATGGATATAATAATACAACTTATTCTCCAAATTCATTTAATACTATATTATATGATGCAAATATTATTCCAAAAGAAGATAGTATATATAACATAGGTAGTTATAATAATAAATTTGGTGATATTTATATCGGCAATGCGAATGATATTAATATAGGTACTCTTAAATTAAAAAATACAAATGATTATTTAACACTATATAATTATAATGATGAATATACAGGTATTAATATAAATGATATTAAATTTAAAAATAAAAATAATATGAACTATAATTCTATCAATTTAGATTTTTACAATAATTTATTTAGTATTAAATCATACGATGAAAATAATAATCCTTTGGTTGGTTTTAATATTGATATTATTGAAGGTACATTTACGACTTCTAATGTTAATACTACAGGCGATATAATTTCATTGGGTATTATTCAAAGTGGTAATGCTGAATTTACAATTTTAGATACAGATATTATTAATATTAGTAATAATTTAATTAATCATTATGGATTATATAGTAGCAATATTGAAACAAATTATATTAATATTAATAATAATTTAATTTGTTCTAATAATTCTCTATTTTTAGATGATATTATTTGTGATACTAATATATTTATAAGTTGTAATTTAACTGTAATAAATGATATTAATGTTAGTAATTTATATGTTAGTAGTAATGTTATTATTAATGAAAATTTAATTAGTTCTAATAATGTTAATATATTTTCTAATTTATCTGTCGGCAAAACTATTACTGCTACAGATATAAATGTTAATGGAACTATTACTGCTGAAAATTTAAATATTCAAGGTGCTACAACTACTATATCTACTTCAACATATACAACTGAAAATCTAGAAATTATTAGTTCAACACCATTTGATGATGCTTCATTAAAAATAATTCACACTATTGATAATATTAATAATTTTAATATGCTTGAATCTAGTAACCAATATACCAATGATTATTTAATTATTGATAAAAATGCCAAAATTGGTATTAATAAATCACCTGATGTTGAATTAGATATTATAGGTGATATACGTTTAACTGGTTCTATTAATAATTTATCACATACTACTTTAAATAATTTAGAATCATTAGATGATGATATTTTAACTAAATTTCAAAATTCTTCTAATTATTCTGATAATATTAATTCTAATATATTAAATACTTCAAATTATATTAATACTATTTATAACAAACTAATTGATATTACTAATAAAGATTATCTAAGTGATCCAAAACATCCTATTGTTAAAGAATATGATAACGATAATAATCTTATCAATACTTTTTCTATTACAGATTATGTAGATAATGATATATTTTATAAATCATCAACTAATGATAATGAATATTATATTGTTTTAAGAAATAATAGTGATTATAATCAAAAACATTATAAATTATCTTTTATTAATAATTTATTAGCAGATATTTTATTAGTTGGTGGTGGTGGTTCTGGTAAAAATATTGATATAAATCAAGACTTTGATACTAGAATTGGTACTAAAGAATTATTAAAACAATTAAATCCAACTAATGATATACTTTTACTAACTACTTGTATTGATTTTAAAAATGAATATTTATTTTATAATATTGGTACTTCGATATATTATTCTTCTATATATGATTTAAATGTTTCTACACTATTATTCACTATTAATTGTAATTATGGTAGTTTTAATTCACTAAGTGTATCTAATGATTTATCTATTATTGCTGTATCTTGTCCTAATGCTGTTTATATTAATTATTTAAATAATTTTGTTTATAATAATACATTGACTGTTGGACTTTCTGGAGGGCTTAATGATCATACTATTAATTTTGGTAATATAAACGGTAATCCTAATGATGCTAGATTTAATATGCCACTTGGTATAGCATTATCAAATAATAATGAATTCATTATTGTCTGTGATATGCAGAATAATTCTATTAAAAAAATAGATGTAAATACTGGTTTTGTAACTCTAATTGCAGGTTCAACTGATGGTACTTCTGGTTTCGAAGATGATATTGGTACGGATGCTAGATTTACATTACCGATAAAAGTATGTATAACAAGTGATGATAATTTTGCATATATTTACGAATATGGTGTTAATATGCTATTTAAGATTAGAAAAATTAATTTGAAAAATAATCATGTAACCTTATTTAAAAATTTATCATCTTTTATACCTTGTCCCATAAATATAACTTTATCACCTGATAATAAAGAATTAGCAATTATTAATGCTAATGCTCAAGGACCATCCGGACAAATAGAACAACCAAAAATTAATAAATATAATATTGATAATGATACGTTTACTTATTATAATATAAATAAAACTAGTTCTCATATTCTATATGATATTGTATATACATCTGATAGTTCAAGTATGATATATTTAAGTTTTGAAAATATAGATAGTCTAATGACAGATACTGAATTATATAAGGTTTATAATAAACCTTTTGATATTATTAATACTCCAGCGCCAGGTGGTGCTGGATCTGTATTATATCGCAATGATTGTATTATTCCAAAAGGTATATATGATATTTATGTAGGAAATGGTGGTAAGAATAATGAAAATGGTTATAATACAATTGGATTTGGTGGAACATCATATGGTGGAAGTAATGCATATATTAACTATAATAATTTAAATATACCAGGTGATTATAATGGATATAATATAGAAAATTCATATATTATTGAAAATAATATATATGATAATTTAACTTATACATCATCTTATACAAATGGTGGAACTGCGGCAACTAATATAAATAGTAATTTAAATTATAATGGTTTCGATGGATTTAAAGCAAATTTTATTGAAAATGAATATCAAAATATAGGAATACCATTATATTATGGTGGTGGAGCAGGATCATATGATATAATTAATAGTAATATTGGTTTAAAAGGATTAGGTGGTGGTACAAATTCAATAAATATATTTAATCCTAATAATATTTATACATCTAACATTATACATTCTACTTCTAATTCCGGAGGCGGAGCATCAGGTGGTCTTTATAGAATTTTATCATTATATCCAATAATTGATAATATTGTTAATGATAGTGGTGAAAAAATATTAACATCTGATCCAAATTCAATTACTATAGAAGATTATATAAATATAGATTTAAATTTATACACACAAGTATCTATTTTTATTAATAATGGAATAAATCAAAAGTGTTCTGAAACAATAACAAATTTTTTAAAAGGTTCATATCAATTAATTATTAATAATAGTTCTCATACAATTAAACTTAAAGATATACAAAATAATACATTTATAATTGATTCAACTAGTATTGGTTTAATTTATAATAGTTGGAGTTCAACTAATGGTGATCCTCATTTAACTAATTCTTCTGCTTGTCCTACAGATAGAATATTAATTAATATATCATATACAATAGCAAATCAAAATGATAATTTAGATATAAATTTTGATCCAAATAATATTATTAATAGTAGTAATTTATCAATAAATGATTCATCTGTAGGTGGAAGTGGAATAGTTATTCTCAAATATGATATAAATAGAGAAGCAATTAATAGTATTGAAGATAAATTAGATAAAAGATTAAGATTATTAGAAGAATCCTTATCATTTTCAAGAATAAATAGTTATAATAATATTGTATTAAAATATTATAAAACTAATGTAAATATATTATATTCTAATATTTATTTAGATCAATCTTATAATGGTATAGTTGTAGATTTTAATACACTAGAACATAATACTGTTAACTCAAATTATAAATATGTATGGAAGATAAAATTTAAAACTAATCAATTAGAACGTAATGTAATTCCCGATACTATATCTCAAACTTTTAATTATACAACAAATTCGAATATAATTAATTTTAGAAACATACTATTTTATCCAACTATATCAGAAAATCAATATTTATATATTGACAATATTAATCTTCAAATATATGATAATGTTTATAGTCCTAGTAATAATGCTTATATATCTAATTTTAATTATAGTGTTAATATGACAACACCATCAATAAATGTTAATTACCCATTAAGTAATGATATGTTTATATCAAGACAGATAACAAGGGTAAATTCATTATATAATAATAGTTTTGTACCAAATAATAATTATTATGAAATTACTTCAAATGGCAACGAACATGTAATTTCATTAAATTATAATAGTTTATTGAGTAATGATAATCAAACAGAGTATCAATTAATTTTATCTGATAATATTTCTGCATCAATATTAATTGTTGCTGGCGGTGGTTCTGGTGGTGGCAGTACTGGTCATATGCCTGGTGGTGGTGGCGGCGGTGGTGGCGTATTATATAGTGAAACTACATTATTATCAGGTATATACAATATTAAAGTTGGCAATGGAGGTGTATCTATATCTGCTAATAATGATGTTGCTGGAACATCAGGTGCATCATCTCAATTTAATGATACTATTGTATATGGAGGTGGAGGGGGGGGGAGCAAATCAGAGAGTGGAAAAGATGGTGGAAGTGGTGGAGGAGCAGCGCAATCCTCCTCCGACGAAGCACGCGGTGAAAAAAAATTGCCATCATATGGAAGTGTAATAAATGCTGATAATTCTACATATTATGGCCAAAATGGTAATACTAGTAGTGCAACTAACACTGGTAATGGTGGGAGTTCATTATATACAAGTGATATATATGGTTTTAATTATTCATATTCTACAGGTGGTAGCGGGCAACCTTTTTATTCATATTCTGGTGGTAGCTCTTTTGGTTCTGATAGCACTTTATCCGGACAAGACGGTAATAATTATGGCGATGGTGGTGATGGTGCAGGAAATGCTAGTAATGCAACATCAGGAGCAGGACAAATGGGTGTTGTAATAGTTAAATTTACATATCCAAATATAATATTTAATACATATAACTATCATGAAATAACAGCCAATAGCAATAATTATAAAATGAGATGGTCTACTGGAAATTATGTAGATTTAATTTTAAATGAACCATATTTAGTATTTAATAACGATATTGATATATATGGTGAATGGCAGAAAAATCAATATAGTAATGGTAATTATAATCTCACAAGTAATAAATTAAATATATCATCAACCGAAGATAATAATTTTATATATGGAGATTGGATTATAATTAAATTAAACGAAAAAATAATGTTAACAGATATTGAATTTTTATTAAAAGATAGTATCGAATTAAAAGAATGGTATATTGGTGGTATTAATGATTTACCAGATAGTATAATGAATTCTTATAATAATTTAAATTCATATAAATTTAATATGTTAATACCATCATCTAGTGAAATAACACCATCGCAAAATAATACTAAAATATCAATTGCAAATTCTAACAACAAATATAATACATTTGCAATATTAGTAAATAAAATATCAGCAAATAGTAATACATTAAAGATAACAAATATTAAATTATATGCAGATAAAAATGAATGGGAATCATCATTAATTAATTAAATTATTTATAATAATTAAGAATGAAAAAGAATTGTATTTTTGTTTCAATAGCCAGTTATAGAGATAAATTATGTTCTGATACAATAAAATCATTATATGAAAATGCAAAATATCCTAAAAATATATATCTAGGTATTTGTCAACAAAATAAAATAAATGATGATGATTGTTTAAAGGGATTGGATATAGATAATTCTAGAATTAAGATAATAAGAATACCACATACAGAAGCAAAAGGTCCAACATATGCAAGATATTTATGTGCTAATTTATGGAATCAAGAAGAATATTTTTTACAAATAGATAGTCATACAAAATTTGTAAAAAATTGGGATATTAAATGTATATTATCAATTAAAAAATTAAAAAAAATAAGTAATAAACCAGTATTAAGTCATTATCCTAGAAATTTCAATGATTATAAAAATTATGATAAAAATAAAAAATTTAAACTTTCATATATTAAACATTTTTATTATAATAAATATAATATTATTAAATATGATGGTGCTAGAATTATTGATACAAAAAATAGTTTTATAAAAACTCCATTTGTTACTGGTTGTATGTTATTTGCAGAATCTAGTTTTTTAAAAGAAATACCATTTGATCCAAATCTAGATTATTTATTTACAGGTGAAGAAATTTTACATTCTTTAAGATTTTATACTTATGGGTATGATGTATATATACCAAATCAAAATATATTATTTCATTATTATATAAGAGATGATAATCCTAAATTATGGGATGATCTTAAATATTATAAAAAAAAATTAAATACACTTAATAAAGTTTCGCAAGCATTAAATTCTAAAACAAATAATGATGCTAATAAAATATTAGGTTATTATGGTTTAGGCAATATTAAAACAATACAAGATTTCAATAAATATTTAAATCTATAATTTTATTATTTTATCATTTTATCATTTCAATTAATAAATTTTTTAATTCTTGTTTTTTTTCTATATTTTTAAATTTTGTATCTTCTATTTCAAATTCAATTATCATATCTCCTTTTTTAGCATTATTTGTATAATATGGTAATCCCTTTTCATCTATTTTATATTTTTTATTATTTAAAATTATTCCAAATTTTGAAGTGTTTAATTCAATCTTATTTTCAAAATATGGAATTTCTATATCTTTACCAATAACTGAGTCAATAAAGGATATTTTACTTTTATAAATTAAATTATTTCCTTCTCTTTTTAATATTTTATTTTCTTCTATTGTTATAATTAATATTAAATCACCTGCTTCTTGATCTGATGATTTAGGTTGTTCTCCTAAACCTTTAAAAACCGTTTTAAAATTATTACTATAACCCGGATTAACTTTTAAATTAGCAGTTTGTTCTTTATAATATATTCCTTCGCCTTTACAATTTATACAATTTTTGTTAGTATTAATAATTTCTCCTGTACCGCCGCATTTATTACATGTTGATTCTGTTATTGCTTGTAAAACGCCCATATTTTTAATTTGTTTTATACGCCCCATTCCATTACATTTTTCACATTTTGCTTTACAATTAAAACAATATTTTTTGAGGTTTATTTTCATTGTATTATCTATTCCATTATATACATCTTCTAATTTAGTAACATATGTTTTTGTTATATTTGAACATTTTTGATGTTTTCTTTCATGTCTTATATCAAAATTAAAACCAAAATCTGCAAATGGATGATGAATATCCCCCATACCTCTTCCAAATCCACCCATACCTCCTCCTCTATTTCCAAAAAAATGTGAAAAAATATCTTCTGGATTTATATCACTCATAGAATTACCTTCTTCATAATTATCACCTAATTGATCGTATTGTTTTTTTTTATTTTCATCTGATAATATCGAATATGCATTTGTTATTTCTTTAAATTTACTTGCCGCATCTTCATTATTTGGATTTTTATCAGGATGATACTTCATTGCCATTTTTCTATATGCTTTTTTAATATCATTATCAGTTGGATTATCAGTTTTATTTAAATCCAATATGTCATAATATTTAAAAGTCATTATATATTTATAAATAATTATTCTATTATTTTTATATATAATTTAATTAGAGATGGCAAGTCCTAAATTGGAAGTAAAATTAGCAAAAAATATTAATATATTGAGTACATTAATCAATGATTATTGGGGTAATAAATATTTTAAATTACATTACACCACTGATAAAAAACCTATAATATTGATGGATAAAATCAAACATTCGTTATTACCATCAAATACAAAAACATTAGATATCAATGACAAAATATTATCACATATATTACATACAGATTATATTGGTTCGCAAATGCTAGAACAAATTAATATATGCTATAATGATGTAAATAATTCTTGGAATAAATTTGTTGAAATAATGCAATATGCAAGTAATTATAATAAAACTTATAATAATAGTAAATTTAAATTTAAAAATTTTGAAACGTATGAATTATTACTAGATGAAGATAATAATTCAGTCAATAAAGAGCAGATTATTTTATTATTAAAAAATATAAGTTATAATTTTCAATTATTAGGAATATTTATTTTAAAATATTATAAAGAAATTATTATTAAAGAACAAAGAAAACTTGATAATATCGTTAAAATAATTAAAGAATATTTTATTAATATAAATGATTTTTATACAGATGATAGATCAATAAATTGTATATATTTTATTATTTTTAATTTAATTAATTATAGAAAAATTTTAATAAAATATCATAAATGTGATTCAATTATAAAATGTAATAAATATTCTCTAAGTTCTGCTAAATCTATATTTAGTGATATTTATAAATTAACTTCTAAAATATTTTCAGGTAAATTATTTAGTGTTTTTTTTTATTTAATTAATAAAAAAACAACCGGTAAAGAAAAATCGATTCTTGATAAAAATTTTGTTAAAAGACATCGTAAATTCGGTAAAAAACCGTTTAATATGTATCCACTAAATACATTATTTGAAATTATATACAATATTCATTATACTTCTAAATATATTTATAATCAATTTCGCTCAAACGCTATTAAATTTAAAAATATAATTCCAGATTCCAGTAAAATATTTTTAAAAAAATTAAAATCTAAATTTTTAGAGTATGATACATTATTAGAAATGGGTTTTAAAAATGATTTCGGATTTGTAAAATTTCCATCTATTAAAAATTCACATAGTTATTCTGATTCTGAATTAAAAAAATTAAATTTTGGACAAAATGAAATTAAAGCATTAAAAAAATTATATAGTTCTAAAACAAATAACAATTTATATTTTGAAAATAAAATATTTAATAAAGCTAAAAAAATTTTTTATAAAAAATTTAACAATGAAGAAAAATTATTAAATCATGAAATATATACAAGAGTTACATCTAATTATAGTAAATCATTATTTAATTCTAAAAAAAAGGTACAAATTCTTAAAAGTTTAAAAAATATGAAAAGTATAAATATTGATAATTTTCAATATGATATATTTAATAGTACTCCTAGTATATCAACATCAATTTCTAATAAAGGAATCGGATACTAAATTTATTATATAATTTATTATTAAAGAATAAATTTATTATTCAATGAAAATTATAGCATATGAAGAATTAAATTCTAATAAAAATTTGTCACAGTATATAAATGATGATATAATTGAAAAACTATTATATAATAATGTTAATTACTTTTATAGCAATAATGATATTGCCTATTATTTACTTACAATACCATCTTTAAATTATAATAATGATAGCAGTAATCTTCCTTATAAATTAATTGAAAAAAAAATAATTGCTAAAGATTTAAATTTTACTATACCATCTTTTAGTTTTGATAAGGTTATAGTTATTTATAATTATAATCTTAAGAAATTTTTAATAATTAAATCAGAAAAATATAATTTGAAAAATAATAATAATATATATAATTTTTTAATTAATATTTGTAATGATTTACAAGATATATTAAATATTATTAACAATTTAATAATGAAAATTAACTATGAATTAATTAACATACATTATAATAAATTTAATATTATAACTACATATATTGATAAGATGTTGATATATGTACATTATTTAAATAATATTTTACAACAAATTATTAATATAAAATCTTTATTAAATATATCTCATGAATATTATTATATTTTAGATAAGAATACTGATAATTTATATAATATCATTAATAATATAAAAACAGATTTGGAAAATATAAGACAAAATACTTTTCAAAAAATAACTTATATAGAAACTGGAACTTCTAGAGTACTTACAAGTATCGCTAGTATATTTTTACCAATTTCTTTTATTATAGCATTTTTTTCACTACCATTTAAAAATGTACCATTACAAAATAACGAGAATGGATTATATTTTATTATTATTATAATTATAATAATATCAATAATATTATATAAAACAGATATTTTGAACTATATTATTACATATTATAATTAAGTTTTATAAAATATATTAAATAAAAAAAATTTATTACTAAATACAACATTTATTTTTAATACATTTATAATTCATACTACATTCTTCATCTATATTACAATATCCACCACATACAAAATTTTCAATAAAATTTATTTTATTTATTAATAATATTATAATTGCAATAAATAATAATAAATTAATAATATTAATTATTATATCTTTATTCATTTTCATTCTCTATTATTTCTATATAAATTATATTTAAAAATCTATTAAATAATATAATTATGAAAAATTCTATATTATTAACAGGTGGTTCTGGATATATTGGAAAACATATATATACATTTTTAATAAAAGAATACTATCCAAAATATAATATCATTTTATATGATTTAGTTAATAATGATGATTTATGTAATTATAATAATTTAGATGCAATATTTAAATATAATAATATAAAATATGTTATACATCTTGCTTCATTTAAAAATATTGAAGAATCAATAAATGATCCTATAAAATATTATTATAATAATATTTTATCTACTCTTAATTTACTAAAAATTATGCAAAATAATAATTGTTATAATATTATATTTTCATCTTCTGCTTCTATATATGGTAATCAAAAAAGTCCTATAATAGAGGCATCTATATCAAATAATTTAGATATTTCTCCATATTCTAAAACTAAATTATATATTGAAAATATACTAAATGATTTATATAATTCTAATAATAAATGGAACATAATAATATTAAGATATTTTAATCCGGTTGGTTATAATACAAATTCTGGTATATTTTATAATTTAATTAATTCATATATTAATAATACAACTTTTTATATTTATGGTAATAATTATCATACAAGAGATGGTACATGTATTAGAGATTTTATACATATTGATGATTTAGTAAATTCGCATATTATTTCATTAGAATATATAATTAATAATAAAAATATATTTAAAATATATAATGTTGGAACCGGTCATGGTTATACTATTAAAGAAATTGTTAATAATTTTAACAATATATTAAAAAATAAAAATTTAAAAAGTATTCATTATGAATTTACAAATAATAGACTAGGTGATATACCTATTAGTTTTGCAAATGTTGATAAAATTAATAAAGAATTAAAATGGTATGCTATTAAAGATGTGAATTCAATGTTAAATGATACTTTAGAATATTATATAAAAAAATGATAATTTTAATATAAATATAATTTAATTATTAAAATATATTCATGTATAAAATATGCGATAGATTTTATCTTACTATACATAATAATTTAGAACATACAAAAAAAGAAATTAAAGAAAATATCGATTATATTACATCTACCGATTTTCATGATTCTTATATACCATTAGATAAGGATTATGGACCTATAAATATTAATGATATTATTAAATTTAATAAATTTATTGATGAAAGAATTAATAATCCGAAACTGAATAAAAGAAATATTGTTTATTATATTTATAATGATATAAATAATATTTATCTTTTAAATGCTGTATTATTATGTGGTTCTTATTTAATTTTAAACAAAAATTATAATTGGGACAAAGTATTATTTGAATTACATTATATATTTAATGAGTTTCCATGTTATTATATTGATTGTATTAGTAAATGGGGTGGTTATAAAATTTCTATAACAGATTGTTTAAGGACTTTAGATTTTATACATAAAAAAAAAATAATTGATATCTATAATTGGAATATACTGGATTATGAATATTTAACAGATTTTAAAAATAGAGATATGAATATTATTGCTAATAAATTTTTAGCAATGGCGTGTCCTTCTAAAAATATTAATAGTGTTATTACTGAATTAAAAAAACATAATATTAGTCTTGTTATTCGTTTAAACGAAGATGATACTTATGATAAAACAATATTTAAAGAAAATAATATAATTGTTGAAGATTTATATTTTGATGATTACACCACTCCAGATATTAAAATTATTAAAAAATTTATGAATTTAATTAATAATACATCTTATGATGATTTAGTTGCAGTTCATTGTAAAGCTGGTTTAGGTAGAACTGGTTTATTAATATGTATTTGGTTAATTCTTAAATTAAATTTTACACCAATTAATGCTATAACATATATTAGACTAATTCGCCCAGGTTCTATTATGGGTTATCAAGGATTTTTTTTAGAATCTATTGAATATTTTAGATCATATATTTAAATTATTTTATTACATTTACAGCATGTATTATTTTTTTTGGTTCTACTATTACTATATCTCTGATAGTGCATTACTACTTCATAATCATCATTTTTATTTCTAACAATATCTAAACTATTATCTCTTTTATCATATAATTTATTATCATTACTATCATAACTTTTGTTTGATTTTACAGAAGTTGCTTTTCTACCACGTTCAAATAATTTTTTTTTATTTTCAATTTCCGTTACTGTTTTATCTGATTCATTATCTGATAACTGATCTAAATTATCATCGTCGCAATAATTAGATGATATTTTTTTTATATTTCTACTTTTTATTGTTTTTCTCTTGATATAATACCATAATTTCGTTAATGAATTTTTTTTTTTATCGTATTGCATTTTTATAAATATATATTTATCTTAATATTATTAATTATTTTTTTATATATTTATAATAATATTTGTGTTATTACTGCATAAAGTACTCCACCATATATATTTATATAATTGATTGCATCATTTTCATTTATATTCATAAATAATATATTACCTACAATACCACCTATTGTTCCCATACTTGATATAAATCCTAATATTACTCCAATTTTTTCTGAATCTAAATGTGGTATAATACCAATTAATGAACCCTGTAATAAATTATTTGTAAAAGACCATGAAATTATAATCATTAACACCATATTAAAACTTGTATCATTTTTCATATTATTAAAAAGTATACCTATTAATATCGTTAATGCTAAAAATATTAAAAGTATTTTAATACGACCTATTATTTTATATTTATAATAGTTTATATCTGATAAATAACCACCTAATGGTCTACCTATTAAATTAAAACTTGAAAATGCAAATATTAATATAGCTCTTTTATGTATTGTATAATGATTTAATTTTAATAATAATGGTAAATTACCATGCAATGTTAATTCCAATCCAAATGTAAATAAATATCCTAGTCCAATTACTATAACTTTAGAATTTTTTAATATATTTATACATTTTTTTTGTGAATATGTGATGTCATTAATAATATTATTTATATTTATATTATTATCATAATTATAAATACTATTATCTAAATTTTCATCAATATTTAAATATATATCATTAGTTAAATTTTCATTATTAGTTAAATTTTCATTATTATTTAAATTTTCATTATTAGTTAAATTTTTATCATTATTTAAATTTTCATCATTATTTAAATTTTCATCATTATTTAAATTTTCATTATTATTTAAATTTTCATTATATAATTTTTTTAATTTGTATAAATTACCATAAGGACAATCATCTGAATAATAAAGTGGAAATAAAAATATACTTATTAAAATATATGGCCATAGTTGAAATATTATATTAGTACTGTAATTGTATGTATTTATTAAAAATAGTAAACCTAATCCAAAATTTCCTATACCACCTATAATTCCTGTTACTAATCCTAATATATTTTTATCAAACATTGTAATTACCCATAATTCAGATAATACAAATCCGCTTGATGATATTCCTAATAATAAATAATACCAATTATAATTTATATTAAATATAAATTTTAAAATACCTAATAAAATACCTAGCAAAATAGTTACACAATATATAATACGAATACCATATATATCTGCAAATAATCCTGCTGTAATTCTAAAAAAAGAACTACCTAGATATAGGTATATCGAATTGTATCTTAAATTATTTAGAATTTCATTATTATCTTTGGATCTAATATCATTATTAATAGAAAATTTAATTATATCTAATGATATTGGGTGATAAAGTATCATAAAAGTTGCTAAAATTAAAAATGCTGATAAATGAAATGCTCTAGAATGTGGTCTTTTAATTGATAATATTGGTATAATATTATTTGTAGTTTCTTCGTATATTATATTTTTTCTATTTTTCCATCTTATAATAGATTTACATCTACCATTATTAATATTATAACAAGGTTCTTGCCAATCTTCTAAGCACCATATCATATATTTAATAATAATATTAATTATAAATCATTTTTTATATTATTTTTTTATAATTTTTAACATTATTTAAAATACTTATATTTTCATATTTATCATTTCTACAATTTGATTTTCCAATAAAAAATGTTAAATAACTAAATTTTTGATTTCTTTTTTCTAATTCTTTTTTTTTTAATATTAAATAATTAAATACCCCCAATATAGTTATAATAAATGCAACTATTAATAATATATTATTTGCTTTTTTTAAATTCTCAATTTCTTTATTATTTAAATTTTCATTTTTTTCTAATTCATTTATTCTAAATTTTAATATATACATTATTAAAAATATTAATAATACTATGATTGTTATATAAATATGTGTTTTAGTAGTTAAAACGAACCATATATAAAATATAATAGAATAAATAAATGCTAAAATTAAATTATTACTATTACTAATATCTACGTTTACTAAAATAACTAAAAATGCAAAAGTTAAAAATCCAAATAAATGTTTCAAATACATATTTTCTTGTAAAGCTTGTCTAAATTTACAACCAAATAATTCACCTATAAAATTGCAAGCAATAATTAAATATATTGCAAAAAAAGCTTCATAAGGTATATTTTTTAAAATGTTCATTTCTATATCTATATTTATATTAAAATTTATTTTTATAATTTAGTATTAATATATACTAAATAAACGAGTTATTAGAATTAATAAACATATATTTTAAATAACACATTATTAAATTATATCATAAGTATATATTTTTTTATTACAACATAAACAAATAAATAATTCTTTTTTATTTTCATGATAATTATCATGAAAATCATCAAAACAATTTAAACATATTTCTTGATGATTTAAACAGTCATTTAATTTTACTAATGTTCCAACATATTGATTACATAATTTACAAAAAATATTTTGAGATGGTTCCAAAGTTTTTAATTCATTTTCAGAAAATAATTTATTTTTAATAAGATATTCTTTTAAATTATTCATTATAATTATATATATATATTATAGAATCATTTTTTATGACAGATACAAATATTAATTATTATATATCATTTAATAATTATATTAATGTAAAAGATTATAATAAATTTCTTAAAAATATTTATAAAAATCTAAAATTTGATAAAAATATTTTTGAAATACCTATTTTTAAAAACATAGATATGTGCAATTGCAATATAAATTCATTAAGTAATATAAAATATTTAACTAGAGGAACAAATGAAATATATACAGCAAATATTAAAAAAACTTGTATAAGTAATTCTACTTTTTTTACTAATAAAATTGATAAAATTACATTAAAAGTTTGTAATGGTTTTGGTGATGATGACGATGAAGACGAATATGAATGTTTATATACTAATGAATTAATTACATCTATACTATATTCTAATTTAGTAATAAACAACATAACATCGAATTTGCTTTTATTATTTGGTTATATGAATAATTGTAAATTTGATAATTTATTACAAAATAAAAAGAATGAATCAATATTATTTAATAGTTATGTTAATGGTATTATATTTAAGAATTTAAAATCAAAATTAAATATGAGACAAGTATTTGAATTATTTTATACAATAATATGTTGTTATGCATCATTTGGATATTGTATAGTGGATATTAATTTGGAAAATTTTATGACAAAAAAAGATAGTTTTAATACGGTTATAAAAGTATATAATAAAATGTTTTATTTTGAATCATATAATAGTGTATGTATAATAGATTATCAAACAGATAATAAATCAGAAATAATTATAAATCTTAAAAAATATATATATGCAGTTAGTAAATTATTAGATGATGATGTTAAAAATGAATTATTAGAAATAAAGAATGGTAATTATACATATGTAATGAAACAATTTATTAATTGTAAATGTTTCCAACCATATGTTATATATAATAAAAATAAATGTAAAAAATATAGAGATATTACATTTAATATTGTAAAAGTTCCTTCAATTAAATCCTTAAATAAAAAGAAAAGTTTTAAATCGAAAGTATTTTCAGGAAAATTATGTTATAAAACAAAAGTGCATTCAACAAAAGCCAAAATTTCTTCAAAAGTTTCTTCAAAAAGTTCAAAAGTTTCTTCAAAAAGTTCAAAAGTTTCTTCGAAAAGTTCAAAAGTTTCTTCCAAAAAGGTTTCTTCAAAAACTTCAAAATTATTTAATAATAATAATTTTTTTAAAAAAACACGAAAACTATTATCTGTAATTCGAGAATAAAAAATCAATTAGTAATTATAAATAAAGATTAAACTCTACTAATTATAGCATCATTTTAAAATGATTTATAAATAATATTATAATATTAATTTTGTATAAAAAAGTACATTTCTTTATTTTTATAAATTTTTATAAAAGATTTTTAAAATTTTTAAATATTTAATGAAATGTACTTTTTTTTAATTAGATATTATATATCATGAATTTAATTAATATAATAGATAAAATTCCGGGTCCTTTCGATCTTATATTAAATAATTTATCATTATTTCACATCAATTCAATAATCAAAATATGTAAAACAACTTATAATATTAAAACTTATATAATAAAAAATAATATATTTTATAGTGAATATAAAAAAATAAATAATATAGATTTATATAATCATTTATGCAATAATAATTTAAATATTATTTTATTAAATAATTATAATGATAATAAAAAACTAAATTTGATTTTATATAAACATAAAGCAATTTGTATAGAATTTTATCCAAAAGATTTTAATAAGTTAACAGATTATTTGATAAATGAAAATATAGAATTTATTTATAATAGTAAAATTAATGATATTCAAGCTTTTAAACATTTTAAATATACTAATGTAATGAAATATATTGAATATGTAATTGAAAGTAAATTTTTATATATAAAAAATAATATATTTTTTGAAATTTATAATAAAACATTTAGACATATTGATATAATATTTAATAAAGTTTTTATAATTGTTTACTATTCTTATTTATTATTATATCATATTTTTTACGAAAATTTTAAATCTATTAAATATTTTTATTTATCTTTTTATAAAAATATTGATAAAATAAAATTCAATATTAATTCTGAAATAGCTATAAATATACTTAAGTCTTTTAAAAATAAAATTGATAATATATGTGAATTATTAAGTTCTAAAATAAGATATGATTTAGTTATATTTTATAAAATAAATTTACTATATATTTATATGATAATTGAAAAAAAATTTATAAAGGATTATAAATTTTTTATTGATTACAATGATATTGCTAATAATAAAAAATTATTAATTGAATATATAAATATATCCAAAATACCTAAATATCTTAAACATATTATCATTAGTAAAATATCAATAATTTAATTTTAATAATATATTCTAATCTGAATAATATTATATAAATATTAATGATAATAATATAATATATTATGATAAAAAAATTATTTCATTTATCAGATATTCATATCAGAAATGGTGATATAAATTATAGTAGATTTAATGAATATAAAAATGTATTTAATAACTTATTTGAATCGTTAAATAATAATATAACTAACTATAAATTAAAAAAAGAAGAATATTTGATAATTATAACAGGTGATATATTTCATAATAAAAATAACATTGGAAATTATGGTTTAATGTTATATAAAATATTAATTGAAAATTTAACAAAAATAGGTTTAACTATTATTTTAGAAGGAAATCATGATAGTATACAACATGAATTAAATCAACCTTCATTAGTTACATCGACGATAGGAATAGATAATTTAATTATTTTAAATGAATCTAAATCATTTAAAATAGATAATATTGGTTTTTCATATGTTAATATTAGAGATACATTAGATAATTTTTCTAATTCTGGAAGAAAAAATATTCTTAAACCTTTTCCAATAATTAATGAATCAGTTAAATATAAAATTGCATTATTTCATGGAACATTTGCAAATATTAAATTATATAATGGTACAAATATTACATCTGATTCAAATCCATATCCATTTGAATGGATAAAAGATTTTGATTTTGCATTGTTGGGTGATATACATTTAAGACAAAAAGATATATATAAAAATAAATTATTATGGTGTTACAGTGGTTCATTAATACAACAAAATTTTGGTGAAGATATTATTGAACATGGTTATGTTGTATGGGATTTAGAAAAAAAAAAAAAAAAGAAGAAAATATGTT